CAGGTAATGCTCTAGCTCCCTAACGATCTGTGACTTGCCCATGCCTGACCCTGATGTGATCGTGACTAGCTCCTTGCGTCTAAAGCCATGCGTGTACTCGTTGAGGCAAGCCCACGGGTAGTCTATTGACTTGACATCGGACTGCTTGATGATCATGTCCCATGTCTCATTGCCCGCTACGATACCATCGGGCTGATACGCCTTGGCATTCCACCACTCTTTGACAAAGTCCTGCACCTTACGGGCTGAGAGCATATCACCTGCATCCTTCATAGGTAGCGTGACGTTCTTAGCCTTGTTGGGGGTGAACAGATCAAGCACTGATCGTGCCGCCTCCTGTCCTGCCTTGTCGTTGTCAAAGCATACGACTACGTGGTCAAAGGTCTCTAGCCATTCGAGACTGGCTTTGATGTCTTTGGCTGCTCCTGCTGCTCCTGATCTGATGCTGACTGCGGGCCACTTGCCGTCAAACATTTCGTTGACAGCCATTGCGTCCGCCTCGCCTTCTGTGACCGTGATGTACTTGCCGCCACCCTTGAACGCCTGTTGACCGAAGAGACCCGCATTATCAAAACCTCCTGTTGCATAGAATTGTTTGTTCTCTACTATCCGCACCTTTGTGCCTATCGCTGTGCCTGTGTCCTTGTCGAAGTAGGGATAGTGATGCTTGGTTATCTTACCATCCGTCCCGTACTCTACTGTGACACCGTAACGCTTGGCTGTCTCTTGATTGATACGCCTGTCGGGTATCGCTGCCACTACTCCGGTCATCTCTAATAGCCTCGTTGGTTTACGTTGTACTGCTTGGCCTATCTGACCCTTGCCGTGTTCGTAATGGTTGCAGCCCCCAGAAAAGCAGACTGCGTGTCCATCACTATATCGAGCCAGATTGTCAGATGAGCCGCACGATGGGCATGCCTCATGCTGAACAAAGGTTGACTCTACTGACATCAGAAGTCCTCACCTGCTTCCTGCTCTGCCACTTCCAAGACCTTGATCTTGTTAAGGTACGTACCTGTGCCGTGGACAGGGTGTGGAGGGCCTTCCTGCCACAAGAGACGAACCTTAGAGCCTCGACCTATGCGACCCATAAAGGGCTGACCTTCCTTATCTACGACTCCGATGTCGTACTTGCTGCTGAACTTGCGCTGCTTAACGCCCTCGTACTCTCGCATCTTGATGCCAAGACCTGCCAATTGGTCTGCTGTGGTATCGTCTAGGCTAATGACAACTGAGTACTTGCCAGTGGATTGCCCTTGATACATCTCGTGAGTATCTAGGTTCTCAAACGCTATTGTGCCTTCTACTACTGCCATGGTATTGCCTCTCTATTTAAAGTTATGACACTAACTGTGCCGCTTTGGTACTACTTTAGTATACTTTAATTATAATCTTTAATGATAATTCTTAAAGTATTTTCCCTTGATTACCTGAATATTATACTAGTGTTCCACAAGTGTGTCAAGCTCTTTTTCACTGAGACCTGAATAAAGATGATTAAACTCCGCACTCCTGTCATCTACCATAGCGTCATTGCTATGGCTATAGCATACATTGCACAGGTCAACATGTATTCCGGTTAGTTTGTCGATACGCTTTAGCTCGTATTCCCCTAGTATAACGTCACATGCTTTGCATCTACTCATTTTAGAATACCTCATTGTAATTGTTTGTCTTTCCAAAGGCGGCTACGTACTGCTGCCGCATAATGTTTATGTCCTGACTATAGTACTCCTCTCGCACCTGCTTTGCAACCCTAAACTTTACCTCGCTCAAGGTCATACAGTACAGGTCATGAGCGACTAGCTCCTCGCACATCTCCAGTGCTGTCGGCTCTATCCAATCATTAGGCTCATGTTCGTAGCCTATCAGGTTCTCTTTAATTCTACTCATACCACAACCTCGTCATACACGTTGCCATAGCTGATTAGAATGAATGGCAGGTAGATCAAGAAGCCCTCAAAGGGCATTGCCTTGGTGTCCTGTGTCACTTTGTCAACCACCCATACAGCCCTGCTGTCGGCTATCTCAAGCCCTATGCATACCGCATTGATCAACTCTACGTTTAAAGATTTATTAAATAATATCATGCTTTATACCTCTCGATTGCAGGGTATTCCCGCTGTAAATATAGCCAATACGCTTTTAACTGCTTGACCCTGATTTTTTCCAGTATCTCTGCTAGCTCCTCATCGTCCACTGGTGCGTAATCCTTACCGTCAGTATACAGCACCTCGTCATCGAAATGCTCGTCACCGTGCAACCAGTCCTCACATGATCCGTTCCAGTTAGCCATTTTAAATACCTCCATTAAGTATGTACCCGATAATATACCCTATTGCAAAGCCCAATGCAAACCCTATTGTGATCCATTTGGTATAAAACATTATTAATTGTCTCATCATGCCACCTCATCATCATCAATTGTGAATGTAATTGTGACTCTAGTGCCACCCATATCGACATAATGCGGGTTGTAATCAACGTAAACATTAGAGGGGCGCATTTGTAGCCACCTGTAAAACTCGCTGTCCTCATATAGGTCTTCGGTTATTTTAATACTCATTATGCCACCTCATCATAATCAGCGTTACACTCACTGGTTGACGTTAACAAGCAGTCTATGCGGTACTGTGACACTGTGAGAGCATCGCAGCCCTCTAGCCATTTGTTGATATGCTTGGTCGTAGTGACGCTGTAACGCTCATCTGTGCGTACTAACGAGCCATCGGTTAAACGTGCGGCCACTGGTGTTTCGTAGCTAAAAAATACCTGTGCAAATCCTAAATCTAGCTCTGTTTGGTTACTGCCTATGTTTTTAAGCTTCATCTTGTATTGCCTCTATTGGTTTAGTTTAGTTGGTTCTAGTATGGCTATCCTATCTGATAACCATAGTGGAGTCAACTATTAATCTCTATGCTTTCCTCGTCCAGTTGTTCCTGTATCATCTCCATTATGCACTCAAGCGCCTCATGTTCTGACTCTATACCATAGACAGTAAAGCAATGATAATCTACCCATTGCCCACCTATAGGCATCTGCATGTTGAATGTTGCGCCCTCGTTCCACTCTGCGCGTATGTGTTCGCCTGCTATTTCAAGTTCCCAATGTTTCATGTTATTATCTCCAATCCGGTGTGATGGTGTCGATAGTATAGCCCAGTTGTTCAATTAACTCAAGGGCCTGCGTTGTGAGCGTCTTGCACCCTGTAAGCTTGGCGAAGGACTCCGCGTTATTGCATGCGGGATATATGACCTTCCGGCCATAGCTGTGTTTGATTTCGATTAGTATTGATTTGCTCATGCTATTATCTCCCATTCTTCACGTTTACATTTAATTATCATCTTGTAATCTAAGCAGGTTAGATCATAATCAGATAGATGACCTACCCCGTGTACTCTTACAAGACCATCCCATACCCGCTGTAAGCCATCGCGAGACAATGCGTTATTGATTCGCTTCAATGCTGATTGGTAGTTGCTCATCCTATAATCCCCGTCATAAACATTAGTGTGGATAGTGCGGCTATAAAGCCCAGTATTAAGAAACAGATAACGTCTTGTGTATCCATGATGTTATGCTCCCCTATTGAATTGATCTGTCGCGGCGATGTTCAGTTTCTCATCTTCGGCACTCAGCCAAATAATCTCGCCATAAACATCATTCACTGTAATTATCTCTTTAAACAGTGGGTACTCTCTAATCTTATCGGCGGTAGACAATACGTTCAATAGACAACCATCGGTTGTATATATCTCGTATGTCTTAATATGTGTAGCGGCCATAATAGCGTCTGGTTTATTGTAGTTCATAGCTATGTACCTATATGTGTATCAATGAATGTAGGTACACAATACCAGATGCTGAGACAATGTACAATGATTTAAACGCATGACCTGAGATAACTGTATACATCCTGTGCATGACCTTACTGCCTACCTTATATACCAATTCGCAACCAGTGTGTCAGCCTTTACTACCACATGTGTCAACCTGTGTCAACTTGTGTATTCATACAGTGTGGTGATGTGTGCCAGTGTGTTAGGTGTGTACCACAGTACCATATGACACACATGCACACACCCTGTGGATAACCTGTGTATAACTAATGTTCCATGTGGAACACTCAAGGGGCCTTGTGTATAACTTGTGTATAACCCAAGGGCTAAACCCTGTGGATAACCTGTGGATGGATTGTGGATAACCTGTGTATAAAGAGGCCACGGGGGGGCCGCCAGTGTGCTGACGATTGTGTAAGTACCCTCTGGCATACAAAAAAGAGGGAAAATGGGATTAACAACAGTATCCCTGTGTATACCTGTAACACATTGATTTACATAGGTTTCCTTAGCCTCGCCCCTTATGTATGCAGGGGTGTACTAAAGGACATAAGTATTGACACAAGTATGACACAAGTTAGGTAGGTTTATTTAGGCTCATTAGTAAATAGTTCTTGACTTTTGCTTTGATATATGATATAATATAAAGTATATTAAGACATAAAGATAACCAATCGCCTTATAGGTACTATGGTAAAGCTTTAAGGATATTATTAAAGAAATAATTAAAGTATATTCTAAAGCATACCTAAGTATACATAAGATAACTAAGGGGTATGCTTTGAGCAGTGCCAGTGATAAAGAAATAGATCAGCCTATAGTAAAGAGAAAGAAGGGCAGACCAAAGAAATCAACAGTTGTGTCAAAATCCAAGGGTAGCCGCAAGGCACTAGGTAGACCCAAGGGTGATGCGGCTATCATTAATGATTACAAGGCTAGAATGCTAGCATCTCCTAAGAGTAGGAAGGTGTTGGATAGTATATTGTCAGCAGCCTTGGACGATGATCATAAAAACCAAGCAGCGGCTTGGAAGCTTTGTATGGATAGATTACTACCCGTCAGCTACTTTGAGAAAGACAGAGACTCTGGAGGTAAGAGTGCCATCAATATATCCATTACTGGAGTTGGTGGTGAAACTACTGTCATTTCCGGTGGGGGTGCTGAACCCATTGAAGGGGAATACACAGATGCATAACATTAACAGAGATTTAGATTACTTCACTAGAGAAGAGTTTGCCTGTCAATACACAGGTGACAATGAGATCAGTGATGATCTGCTATTGAAGATAGATTTGTTAAGAGCTAGATGTGGGTTCCCTTTCGTCATTACCAGTGGTTATCGCTCAGAAGACCACCCAATCGAACGGAAGAAGGAGAAAGCAGGAACTCATGCCCAAGGAATCGCAGCGGATATTAAAGTTAGTAACGGAACACAGCGGTACACAATTGTTGAAGAGGCCATTAAAATGGGCTTTACGGGAATTGGAGTTGCTAACGGTTTTGTGCATGTTGACATCCGCAACCTTGACGGTAATGAAGCTCCTGTAATGTGGTGCTACTAGCTTGCCTAATCTCAAAGTTGAGCTACTGCCGTGGCAGCAAAAAGTCTACGAAAACCCGACACGCTTTAAGGTCATAGCAGCAGGCAGACGCACAGGCAAAAGCAGGCTAGCCGCATGGTCTTTGATATTAAACTGCTTGTCAAGCAAGAAGGGCCAAGTGTTCTACGTTGCCCCTACACAGGGTCAGGCTAGGGACATTATGTGGCAGATGTTGCTTGAGCTAGGTCATGATGTCATAGCCAGTAGTCACGTCAACAACCTACAGATCAAGTTCATCAATGGTGCTTTGTTAACCCTCAAGGGTGCAGATAGACCTGAGACTATGCGTGGTGTCAGTCTAAAGTACTTGGTGATGGATGAGTATGCTGATATGAAGCCAGAGGT